GTGATGGTTCGACCGTCGGAGCACTTGAGCCCAGCCTTCGTGGCGTATCCGCTGAAATCAGCGCCATCCATTCGACTGTACTCCTTCCTATCTCGAATTGTGTTTGGCCCCGACGGAGTCGGGCTTGCTTGGAAGCTTGGTGCCTCGTTCGAACGGCGTTGCTTTCCTCGTCACTCTCGCCCGAGCTTTTTCCAACTGAGCCCGCATCTCACGGATCTTAGTTTCGACAAGTTTTATCTTGGCTTCGAGTGCTTTTGCTTCCTGCGAAGGGTCATTCTTGTGTTCCTCACGGAAATCTTTCGCCCGTTCAGCAGCATCAGCCTTCTGCTTAGTCGTCAATTTCTCAGCAGGCTTGTTGGAAGGCTGAGTTGTTTTAGTTTCGACACCACTTCGCAGTTTAGCCTGGGCTACAAGTTCAGCCAAGACTTTCTGAAGCTTTGCCAGTCGGTCTCGCAACGCTGCTACATGAGCTTCTACTTCTTTTCGTCTCTGTTCCGCAGACTTCTTCGGCTGTGCCTTGGGCAAAGTCTTCGGAGCTGTGAAACGAGTTGAAGGATGGCGAGCTATTGCAGTTCGTTGGCTACCGACGTTACGACCCTTGAGTTTTCGAGTCTTCAGATAGTACTGATGACGTTTCGCCGGGTCGTAAGGTTCCCGAATATGAAACAGTTCTGTGATGAACTCCTCAGGCGACTGCATTCTCATCCACCCCTAGAGTCGCAAATATCTCAGTAAGCGACTGGTCGAGGGAATCGAGAGCGCTTTGCACTACAGCATCACCGCCATCATCCACCGCAGCTGTCGAGGCAGCAGGGACAGTGTCGGTTGGCTGTGGCATGTTACTGTTGACCAGCTGATCGGCCTTTGGATCTCGCGAAGGCTTCCAACCGATCGCCTGACGAATATCATTCGACGAAGCAATCTCGTTACGAGTGAACTTGTCAGCGATCTCCGCGACGTCAGCCAGAGGAACAAGCTTGAACGGATCACGGAACGCCAGAATCCATTGGCGCTGAGATCGAGCCGTCTTGGTGAGGAACGACCGACGCATTGCTTCGACGATGGCCGACACAATCGGTTCGACTGTGCGGTTATTGTAGTTCAGCATTGCTGCTTCGTCTGCAGTACCGTTCATTACCTCCTCGGTGAGGCCCAGCTGTGCGTAGAGCATCCTCATCAGATACTCAACCTGCTTGAGGAGATTGTTCTCGGCGGGACGGTTCAGCTGAGTGATCTTTTCCGTTCCATCTGTGTAGGCCACACCATACTTGCTCCCACTCAGTTGGAATTCGATGTCCTTCCGCCGCTGGTCCGCCTGCTGTCGACGAGCTTCCGATTTGATTACGTAGGGAAGCTGAATGATGATGTCGAGTTTTCCAGAACTTGACTGATCGTCGACAACGTCGAGAAGATTCAGCTTGTGGATGATTCGCTGAAGAGTCGAGTTCGGCTCATTCATCACCGCAAAGAGAGGATTCTCCACGATAGCGACGAACTTCTTCTCGAGTGTGATCTCTTCACGAGTACCTTTGTCTTCTCGGTAGAGGCGAAGACGAACGTGATGCGGCATCCAGCCGATGACTTCTCCCACACGAAGAGTCTTGATGTCGAATCCGCCAGAAGTTGAAGGATCGACAGTAGTATCGACTGGCACGATGGCCGCCACGCCCTTGCTGAACAACGTGAGAGCGATGTCTTGACGGAATTGTCGGGCAGCTTGGTCGAGATTGGCTTCGACAGTGAGACAGTTGTTCAGGCCGCTCTCGATGTCCTCCAAATATCGCTTGTTCTCGTCGAGCCGTACATGTCGAACGTCGATCGAAGCGACGTCGATACTCAGACGGGTAAATATGGAGGCGATGATGGATCGCTCGTTGGACCAACCAAGTCGAACTCGGTCGGGACGACTTCCGAAGTTGGCAGCCGGCCCAGCAGAGGCGACTCTCTGCCCCGGATCCTGGTTCAGGAATGCGTTCCACGCATGCTTGAGACGCGAAAGTACTGCCATGGGCCCCCCTTTCCAGGAAGACGAGATGACTGGGTCAACGATTGAGTAGGGCCCTGATACCGACTGTTCCGACGATTCCGAGAATCACTCCGGTTGTTTCAGCTCCGGATTTGATCATGTTCGCCTTGTCGATGTCGTTCTGTTTGTTGAGTCGAGCTTTGTAAAGCCTCTTTCGAGCTTCGCGACGACCCAATTCTTTCTTGTCCACCTTGAACTGCTTCTTGGCATCCTTGAAAGTTCGACGCGTCTCTCCGGAACGAAGACGAGTTCGCGCTTCGTCGATTTGCTTGTCTCGAACCGTAGTTGAGCGCTTCCGAGCCGCACGGTCCTTGGCCCGAGATGCCACATTGCGTGGGTCTCTACGTACACCCCAACGCATTCCCTTGACGCCGTGATGCTCCAGAACGGATTCAAGGGTTGGCTTGAGGTCAACCCCAAATATCATTCGAACGCCTCCTTGTGAGCCTTGTAGGCGACGTAAGCGTCCATCAAAGCAGAGACGTTGTCAATCTTCTCGTCATACCGCTTCTTTAGGAGCTTTCGGTTTCCATTTGTGTCCTCCATCGTTATGGCATTACCCATGGCGAAGGACATGAGTGCTTGATCGAAGATTAGTGCACGTTCTTCACTCAGAATCTTCAACTCGCCAAGGGGAACTGACTCAGTTCTTGCTCCCTGGATTACTTTTTCGATTCCAAATGGACCGTTCTCAGCTTCCCAACGGGTTACGAACTCTTTCGCGTTGTAGGGATCAAACCCAAGACAACGAACATCGTAACGAGAATCTTGAATGAACGCATCGAGGTCATCGTACACCTCCATCATGTCTAGAATCGTTCCGTCTAGTACATGAAGACTTCCCTCGTTAATAAACTCGGCGTATTTGTTCCTCATGGCGCCAGGCAGTTTCATCTGGCTCAGAGAAGTGATGTAGCTCCGAGTTTTAACGCCGAACTTGCCATTTCGAAGAGGAAACAAGAAGGTGAACGCACAGAAGTCGTCACCCTGCGAGAGATCGGCGCCTAGAGCGCATGGCATCTCCCAGAACTCCCTGGGGCGATGGACAAGAGTCTCTTCATAGGTGAAGAAGTAGGTGTAGCCTTCCATTGGAATGCCAAAGCGCTTTGCAAGGATGTCGTTTCGAGACGCCGGAGCTTTTTCAGCTCTTTCGACGTCTAGCTGATACGTATCATAAGTTACCGTCAAGCCAAGATTTGGATTTGCTTTTACCCACATAGCTGGATCAGCTACTTCTTCCAAATCATCCAGCTTGTAGTGCCAAATCGAAACATGCGGAGCTTGATAATCGCCCTTCAGTATGTCAGAAAGTTCCATTTTGATTGTATCGCCAGAACCATTCCGAACTGTACCTTCTGAACTGATGGCGACGATCAAATAGTCGTCCAGCTTTGAAGCTCCCTGCTCTACAGCTCCAACAACATCCTCTCTGAGATCACCAGACAACCATTCGTCGATGGTAGAAACCTTAGGCCGTAGCCCTTGAAGCTTTGCGATCGACATTGGCCGTACTTCAAGGAGAGAACCAGTAAGGAAGTTCTCAATCCCCTTCTTGGTGGATACTAGCTTCTGCCGAAGTGCCCTTGAGCCGGTTGTGTTCTGTAGTGAGCCCTCGGTTAGGAACTTGAACAGAGGCCCTCTGGCTCTGGTGATGGCCGTACGGAAGGGCGACATGACCTCGTCGGCCTGCTTCATCGTCGGCGCCGTGGTGATCTGGTGAGTGGTTGACGTGTCGACGTTTAGGAAGAAGCTCTGGATGCACTCGGCGTACATGGACTTGGCTGCGCCTCGGGCAACGATCAGGTACTGCTTGGTTGTGAGACGTTTCTTGATGGTCTTCTTTACGTATCGACCGCCGTGGTTCTCTTTGGACGGTTCGTAGACGCTTCGCTCTACGAAGTAATACCAACCAAAGATCTGCTCCGCCCATAGTTTGAACGAAGGCAATAGATAGAGGTCGCTTCCGTCTGTGAGAGTAAGTTCGTTCTCACAGTATCTGATGAAACCTTCTACAGCCTGATCGTCGTAGTAGATGTTCGGATTGGCAATCAACGCATCGATACGGTTCATCTCCAGGGCGATCTCACGATTCACAGGGATCTCGCCTCGAAGCACCGCCTCACGAAACTGACCGTAGTAGATCGGAATCGCTTTATTCGAGAGCGTCATTTGCCAACCCTCCATCTAGAAACTACACCACCGCGAAGAACCACTGCCAGGTGGGAGCGACGCTGTAGGTGAGCTCGATCGTGCCGCCCGGACGGACGAGGAACATGCCCGCGACGCGTGCGCCCACGGTCACATCATCGACCTTCACGACGGTGACGGTTCCGCCGGCGACCTCGACCCACATCGTGTAGTCAGTGGTGTTGGTCTCTGCCACGGTGCTGGCCGGAATGTCCGGCTTATCGGCCCAGTCACCCATGGGAACTTCGGCGTCCCCAGCGGCCTTGGTGATGCGAAGCTGCGCAACGTCTACCATTTCCGAACTCTCCTTCTGACTCGAACGATTACTTCTTGAGGATCTGACCTACTACCTTTGTTGCGTGATCGGTAGCAATCTTGGTGACCTGCTGTTTGCCGACACTGACGATGACATCTCCGGCAAACTTTGCGCCGCTTGTGAGAACCCTCTTTCCACGTGAAGGTGGAATGACTCGACTGTACTGCTGCTCCAGATTCATTCTGTTGACCAGATCTTGAAGCTCTTTGTTGCTGAGGGCTTTGACTCCGCCCTTCTTCGCCTTCGCGCGAGCGGCCGAGGCATTGCGATGATCCTCGGAAGAACTGTCGATCTGAGATCGGCTACGACGAACTCCCCACCTCATTCCCTTGACGCCGAAGTGAGCGAGAACTTCATCAACAGTTGTCATGTATCCTCCTCTCGTGGCTAGAAGGTTAGAAGAGCAGACGATTGGACTGGGTTGAAACCGCCCGGTGGATTTCGAAATATGGGCCCAACAAAGTAGCACGCTGCAGAGAACGACTGGGTTGGGTAGGCAGGGCTACCGCTCTCGATGTACGTGCCGTTTCGAATGGAGCCGAGGCCGACGGGATCTGATCCACTCTGGACACCCGTGATGTTGCCGTTAACCAGCGGTGAGTTAAAGAAGCTACTGGTTGCGACGTAATGACCGTTGCTACAGAACAACGCGCAACGGTAGACCTTTGTGTCTTCGGTGATTAGCACTGGATCGAAGAAACAATCAACCCAAGAACCTGCAGACAAGCCGCTGTTCTTCACTTCCTCGGCCAGAAGAGTTCCCGTACCAGAGTTCGTTCCATCATCGTCTGTGACTTCGTACAATTGAACGGTATACGAAGTATCTAGTGTATCGGGTGTATAGAACTCGATACCAATTATCTCGCCGGCGACACCGAACACAACACTGGTCGCGACCTCGATTGCTGTTCCCTCGTTGACATCCACGGACGAGGGCGTTTGCCCACTGAACAAACGCTCGATCGCCATTAGGAATATCCCTTCACAAGGGATACGATGTCCCACACCGTCCCATCGCGGCAGATCGCGCCCAGATAGTCGACAGAGTTTGCGCCCGTCGAAAGATCTACCGACGGAATGTCCGCTCCGAGCTTCCAGTTGCTTCCCAGAGTAATGGCTCGGCTACCTGTCGCATCCTGTGTGATCCGAATAGTGATCTGCTGACCAGCAATTCCGTTTGTTGGATTGGACAAGGTGAAGTTCGTGGTCGCCGCCAGAGTAAAGCGGTTACCAAGACTCGCATCGACGGCCACCGAACCGGAGGATATGGCGAGCGTGTCTTGTGTGATGATCTGACGACCAGAGAAGGTTCCTGTTCCGGTCCAGGTTGGGTTGGCCATTGAAGCATCCGCGCCAGCTGGACCCTGAGGTCCTGTTGCACCAGTGGCTCCTGTAGCCCCAGTTGAGCCGGTCGCTCCCGTAGCCCCAGTAGGACCGACTAGAGATGCCAACCATGCTGCTTCGGTTCCTACGAATCCATTTGCAACGGCGACCTCGTAGGCCGAATCGCCTTCGGTTCCCTCGATGACCGCGGCGTCGATGAGAGCCTGGATCTCGGCTAATGTGATGAAGTATGACAAGCTGTTCCAGGCGGCTACCCCATTGCCGAATTTGAATTTTCCGGTATCAGACTCGAATCCCGGCTCTCCATCGGCAAGTATGGGATTGTCTGCAGTCCATTCGGCAGCGATACCGCGGCGAAGTTTGAACCTGTAGCTCACAACACCTCCTACGGCCCGCCGCCATCGAGAATCAGTTCAAGTTCCATGTCTTCGGGATCAGGATCGACCCACTCGGTCTCTTCACGAAGCACGTTGAGACGCCACTCCAATTCGCTGGCCTGCTTTTCGAGAGCGGTGACCAAATATGAGGTCTGTGGCGGATCGAAGAGCATGCGTACCTTGAGGTACATGTAGGTCTTGACCGAGTTCTTCTTCGGATCTGTTCCGATGAAGGCGTCCCACGTGCTCGTCTTGTCGACGATAGAGAAGCCGTCCTCCGGACCGATCCCCAGCTGGTTTAGCGTAGAGAAAACACCATTGATGTACAGAAGAATATCGGCATCGAACGATGTATCAGCTTCGACAAGTCCAAGATTCTTCTTAGTGCTGGTCAGGATGCTTTCCGACACGTGGGACACCTCCTTCGGTGTGTGTCAGTACCTGTAGCCGTGCGCCTTGAGCTTCGAATGCGTGGCCTTTCCCACGACGCCGTCCTGAGACAGACCTGTTCGGCGCTGGAACTCCTTGACCCACGTCTCGGTCTGTCGACCGAATACGCCGTCCACAGTGAGCGGTCGTCCCGGCATGTAGCGAACCGAATTCCGGTACGCCGGGAAGACATTCAGGAGGAACTGCTGGAGTCGACGAACTGCAGTACCCGACGAACCCCGCTTGAGTGTTGACGCGGACGTTGAAGTCGTCGTGCCCGGCTTCTGGTACGTCCCCGCGAAGAACAAAACGTGGACGTGATCTCGGTGGTTCGCTGTTGGATTCCCGCGGTCCTCCATCTTCACGACGACGCCCGGACGAACCGTAGTTGAAGTGATGCGCTGTTCCCAGATCACGTGATGGAGGCGAAGACGCTTGCGGTTCGCCCAGATGTAGTCCCGAACCCACTGCCCCGCAGCATGGTTGTGGACCATGAGGTCGAGAGCCAGCCCGGTCTTGTGCTCACCGGATCCCTCGTTGTTCAGACCCCAGATGTACCAGATCTCGTGACCGGCCGCCTTGGCCTTGTCGTAGAGCTCCCTCGCGATGGACAGAGTCTCCGGGTGCACCCTCCCGATCTTGGCCGAGACGGTTTCCCAGGTACTCATGCTGCGTCCCGGGACTCACCCTCCGCGGAGGCGTCCTGCTCGTCGGCGTCGAAGTCGGCGACGGTCTCGTCGGCGTCGTCAGGTGTCTCCTCGTCGAACTTCTCCGGCTCGTCGGGCTGCACAGGGAAGCCGGCGTTCGGAACGGGCTGCGCCGATGCGGGAACAGTCTCTGCCGGAACGGCGTGTACGTGGGAATCGTTCTCGTCGTACTGCATCTCTTTCTCCTTCTCTCCTACCACAACTTCGTGTCACCGCGACTGCGTTCAACGTAGGGTTTAGGCAGCTGGCGTTCGTCGCCATAGTGAATTGCGTTGTGGGTTGCATGGGTTGTGGTGATGAGGAACTCGGGATCGAGGATGCTTGGGTCTCCGTCCCGAATGTGAGCCACCTGGATGGGATTTAGGTGATGGATATAGAGACGACCGTGAATCTCGTGGCCGTTAACACCTAGATCACAGCCGTCGTCTCGAGCAATCACGTGATGACGTATATGCCTCCACTCAGAAGACGTGTAGAACAGCTGATTCATCCATCGATCGAATCCGAATGTAGTCTCTCCAACTGTACCGCGGAGAGCAAGGTATCTGAACCGTTCGAGGAAGCTGTCAAGACGCCGCAACTCTGAGTAAGACCTAATCCTCATAACTATCACCATGGTCAAGTGGCTCTTGGCCGGAATATGAACGCATGGCGTCGAGAGCTGATCGGTAGAGCTCCTCAACTCTCTTTGCGGATGCCATGGTTTCAACTTTGACGGTCAGTAATTCGTTCTCTCTCATCAAACGCTCTTGTTCGAGCTGTTCTCGAGTCGAACCGAGCTTGAGATAGTGACTGATGACCTGTGCCGAGGCGGTTCCCTCTCTTAACTGCTTCTCAGCCAGGTCTACAGCGAGTGCGACCATCTGATTCTCTCGACCCTCAGGAGTTGTGGCCGGCTTTCGACGACTTTGTGGTGCCTGAGGTTCTGTTCTGCGTCGGCTGACCACTGTTGCAACTCCTTTCGGCCTACTTGTGACGAGCTTCCGGAGTGAAAACTTTTGTCCAAAAAGCCCGCCGGGGAATTTTTGGGG